AAATATTCTTCGCCATTTGGTATTGTTGGTGTTGGCATTATGCCTCTCCTTCTGCTTTAGTGCTAAATGCTGTATAACTTGTTGGTGTTGTTGCCCATTCTCCAGCATAATTTTGTAAAGTTACAATAGCTGGAGTAGCATAATGAACTCCCCCAGCACCTACTGTAAGTGTTGAATTTGCTGTAAAAGTAAAATGAGGATTAGCTCCAGTTTCAACATTTGGTGTTCCGTTTACTGTTTGCACAGTTCCATCTTTAGAAAACCAGCCTTTCCCATTATCAAAATCTATATATATTCCTACTACTGCATTAACTGTATTCCAAGTTGTACCAGTTCCTTGATTTGATGCTCCATCATAAATAATTCCATCTACTCCTGTATATGCAGCTTCAAGTTTAGCAGAACTCCCACCCCCAGCACTAACTGGGTCTTGAGTATCATCACATACAAATACTGCAACACCATCTCCACTACTAAAAGAAAATGCTTGATTTACTTTAAATTCTGCATAGGCTTTACCATTACTTCTAAATAACCCAAGTCTTGTTCCACTAAAACCTGTACTGCCAGAAGGGAATGTAATTGTTTTATTACCATTTGAAATTGTTGTAGAATATCGTAAATCTTTTTCTAAAACATTAAAGACTCCATAATTATTTGTAGGTGAGTCAGCTACTTGGTCATCAGAACTAAGTCCACTTGTCGTAAAATCATTACCATTACCTGATTCATCATCTCCAAGGTCTGAGGAATCTCTACCATCAATATAAAAACCATTAGTACCAAATGTTAAACCACTAACATCTTTAGGAATCCAAATCCCAGAATCATTAAATTCAGCAAAGCTGTTACAATCTGTTGCTGTACCATCAAGAAATACTATTTCTGAAAGGTAGCCATCAAAGTATTGGTTAGTACTTCCTCGTTGAATAGCTCCTATTTCGTGAGATAAATTATTATTCCATTGACCCTCATAATTTAAGGTTGGGAAACTATTACCACTCCAACCAGTTTCTCTTTGACCATTTATGTAAACTTTTATTCTTTCACTAGAAATAGCATTTGTAGTATCAAAAGAAGCAACAATATGATACCAAGCACTTGGGTCACGAAAAACTCTTGTAGAAGTAGAATAATACCAATTAGTTGTTCCATTAGTATAATCAAAAAATTCTAATGTATCACCAGCTGGAAATCTTAAAACACCATAAGTTCCAGAACCAGTATTATTTGTTTGTGGTCCAAACATATTCATATTACTATTTAAGTTACTTCTTTTTGCCCAAAGACTAATTGTAAAAGTTTTACGATTACTTGCAGATAAAGTCCTTGACATATAAGCACTATCATCATCATTAAACTTAATTGACTGGTCTATAGAGTATGTAGTACCACCACTAGACTGTGCACCTGCTCCTGCTAATAAGTTATTTTGAAATACTGCCATTATGCTGTACTCACATTTAATGTTGCTACTGCATGTAGATTTGTTGACGTAAATGTAATATAGTCAATTCTGTCACATGCTGAAGCACCTGTTGATAATGTTGGAGCAGTCCCTCCAGGAAACTTATAGTTAGTTCCATATGATAAAGTTCTACCACCAGTTCCATCTTGTATTACAAATATACTTCCTGTTTGTCCAGGAACACAATTTGTAGGATTATCTATTGTTCTATTACCTGCTAATTGTACTGCAAAGTTTTGACCTGCATTAAAGTCAACTGATATATTTGCACCATCACTTAAACTTACAATGTCAGCTACTGCAGCTTTTGCAATTCTTACATCTTTACCTAATAGAGCATCTACATCTACACCTACTCCACTACATATAACATCAGTTGCTGAAAGTATTCCAGTTAATGCACCACCTGCTAGTGGTAATCTTGTTCCAATACTTGTAGCTAATGCTGCTGAAGTTGCAACTATTCTTGCAAGATTTACTGAAGCTAAGACTGATACTGCAGCAATATTAGTATTTGAATTTCCTATGGAAGTCGCAAGAGTTGATGAAACATTTGCTACAACTGTATTGATTGAAGTAATAGCATCTAAATTTGTTTTTGTAAGTACAGACACTGCACCTATTACTGTATTTGCTGAAGTAATTGCATCTAAATTTGTTTTTGTTAGTGCTGATACTGCAGCTATAACTGTGTTTGCTGAAGTAATAGCTGCTACGTTTGTTGCAATGTCAGCTTTATTTACTGAAGTTAAAACTGATACTGCAGCTATATTGGTATTACTATTACCTATACTTGTTGCAAGTGCTGCTGAAGTTGTCGCAAGTGCAGTATTAGTATTTCCTATACTTGTAGCTAATGCTGCAGATACTGTAGCTAGTTCAGCACTTGTTGCATAATTACCACCATCACCTATAACACTATTTATAGATGTAATAGCTGCTTTGTTTACAGATGTTAATGCAGATACTGCAGCTATGACTGTATTTGCTGAAGTGATTGCTGCCACATTTGTAGCTATATCAGCTTTATTAACTGAAGTTAATGCAGATACTGCAGCTACATTTACTGCTGTTGGTACTGCTGTACCACCTACAAATACATTTGTTGCTGCATAAACATTTGCTGCTGATACATTACCTGTAAAGACTGCTGAAGTACCACTCACTGGTACTGAAAAAGTTATTGCTCCTTGTGGAACAACTAAACCTGTTGAAACTGAAACTGTACCAAAAGATTGATTAGGATTAACATTTAATGTACCACTAACTGTAATCGTTGTTGCTGACGCACCATTAACAGTTGCTGCAAGACCTGTTCCTGGTTTAACATGTTTAGTTGTACCACCTTCAGCAGAAGGAACATTTGTTAAACCTGAACCATCACCTACAAAAAAGGCTGCTGATACTGTACTTACAATTGTTGCATTAGCTCCTTTTAAAGTTACTGCACTTACTGTTGTTCCTCTTATATCTACTGCACTTACAATTGAAGAAGTAATAGTTTTTGCTACGTCTAATGTTGTAGCTGAAACTGCTGAAGCACCAAAACTTTGAATATTACTTATTGTACTTGTTAAGGCAATACCTGTGTTACTTGCTACACCATCTGCATTTGCAAGAGTAATACCATTACCTGCAGAAAAACTTCTTTTATAAATATTAGTTCCTGATACAACTACATAACCTTCACCACCTGAGATATCTGCAGTTGCATTCAAAGATGAAACAGTTGCAGTTAGGTTTACACCACCTATTGCAAAAGTACCATTAACATTTAATGTAGAGTTGTTGAGTTGTAAAGGTGAGTCTGCATTATCACCTGACTGAATAGTCCTTAGAGTAGTTGTAATTCCTTCATTAGCTGAAGTCTTTACTTGCATTAATCGTTTATACGAATTTGATATTTCTTGTCCAGTTAAATCAGGCATCTAAATTACTCACTATGTTCCAATCTTGGGTAGTTGCTTCCCAGTTAGTATTTTGATTTTCCCAAGTTGTAAAAGCTTCACTTCGTGTAGGTCTTGGGTTTCTAATCGTTTCGTCATCTTTCACATCTGGTGCTCTATTTTGTGGATGATTCTTTTCATCATAAGCACCATCAAAATCAGTAGGGCAAACTAATAAGCCATAAGAGTTTAACTTCATAACATTATGAGGATATACAAATCCACATACGTCACATACTGCTTTGGCTCTTTTTCCTACTGCCATTATATTACACCCATCTTAGGTGTAATGTAAAGTGATGCACGTTCTTTATCTTCAGTCATTGCAAAACTAAGTCTTTCTTCGTACTCAGCTTTTAAAAACTTTGCCCTTGTTTCAGTTATCCCTGGTCTTTTTAATGACATGTAATATGCTAAACCAGTTGTTAATGCAGGTAAAAATCTTCTAGGCATATCTGCATTTTGTATTGCAGATTTATTTACGTCCTGCATATAATCAATCTTTTCAATCTTTAGTTTATCAGTATTAACATTTGATAATGACCATAGATGTAATTGTACATTATCACCAAATCTTTTAACTGCGTACTGTGAAGGTCTACCTGTTTGTCCTTTATTAGGAACTTTTAAATATTCTTCATACGATATACGAGTTAAATTTAAATCTGTATTATCTCTATTAATTACAACTTGCATAACGTCACTTACATGACTACCTAAACTTACTTGTGATACACTTGCAGCAATACTTACAATAGTTGTATTTGTTGTCCATAAACAAACACCTCTATTCTGCCAGTCATTTAATATAAGATTAATTGAACGTCTAGCACTTCTAGGTTCTTCACCAAGAGTTACTTCACCACCAATCATCTCAGTAGCTTCCTGTATAACATCACCTATTTCTAAATTAAAGTCATAAGTGC